GACTCTCAATGCGGGTGGGGGGGCGTGGGGGGGGGTACGGCACGCTCCGTTCTGGTACTCTATGACCTTAGAGCCAGAGGGCAGTTTTTGGATTGTGGGTTATATGACCTGTCCATGCTATGACTGGGGTCACATGGGGTGGGGGTTGTTTGGTTGGAGTCCCTTATATTATATGGTGTGTTATATAACAAAACCACCCCGCTAGGGGTGGTTTAACATAGTATGCTATAATGTTACAGTATTGTTACGAACCTTTAATCCATTTCTTGTTTTTGGGTTGTGCAGTCTTGGATTTATCCCATTTAACTTTGTCTGCCCACCATGCAGGGGACATTGGTCCTCGGGCAATGTTTTTGGCGTGACGGTTTTTGAACGCTGCGTTCTGTCCTGCGGACTGATTAGTTTTGACACCTTGCTGACCGAACCTGAGTGTTTTAATTTGTCCACCAGATTTGGCTACGACAATGTGAGACTTAGTAGGATGGTTGGGTGTACGCTTAGGTTTGTTGTAACCCGACACCCCTGCTCTAGCGAGTCGTGGGTCACGCTTTGATGTTGCCATTATGCTGTCCTTGCTTTCTTCCCAGCCTTCTTGGCTGCTGGAGTATTTGGAACAAACTGTTTACCAGCCTTGGTACCTTTACGCTTCGCTGCCGTAGTGGCAGCGTATTGGGCTGGTGTAAGTTTCTTTATAGCCTTGGCTGGCAAATAGCGTTCACCAGTAGCCCTAGGTCCTTGTGTGGAAGGCTTACCAGATTTAGTAGTCCACTTATCAGAGGTCCACTTACTTAAACTGGATTGTTTGGCGGTTTTGGGACCAGAGTATCCTCCACCAGCCTTCTTGTAGCGTTGCGCAACTATTTGGGCTTTACGGGCAGACCACTGCCCAGCCTTACCACCAGCAGTCCCAGCCTTAACGGCTGACACAATACGCTGACGCAACTCTGGCTTAGTGTAACCCATTACTTTTTGGGTTTCGGCTTCTTCTTAGCCAACAATTTTATCAACACACGGTCCTGCTCAGTTAAGTTCACTATCCGACCACTCCCTATCGTTTAACCAATCTTCATCCAAATATGTGACATGTTCAAACTGTTCAACAGTCTTAAACAAAGCCCTAAGGAACATCACCACAAAACCTAATGTGATAAACACTGTCCCCACTAATACAAGCATCGTTCTAACCATAACACCCTTCCTTGTCCATGCTAAACATGTTTCTTGTTGTTTCTATTTTAGAATAGTATTGTCAGTTACGCAGCCACACTACACTGCGTTTGTGTGGCACAACCTACTGGATTGTGCCCCCCCTACCCCCCCATACTAATATTGTACTGTTCCCTATACAAGTTGAATACAAGTTTTCCTAAAACCCAACACCCACAACAACCAACCCTAAAATGTAACACAACCGAAATAAACATTTAACACAACTGTAACATACCCTCTAGGGAACAGAACGCCACTAGTGAATGTCAGAAAACTCTAACACACTGGACACTAGGCAAGAAAAGTTTTTAAACTGGCTGTGCACCCCCGCCAACGGCAGGGTGCCATCCAGCCAAAACCAGTATGCCAAAGTGGAAGGCGTGGACGAAACCACACTTAGACGCTGGAAAAAAAAACCTGCGTTTAAACAAGAATGGGAACGCAGAGTTAACGAACTTCAATCATCACCCGAAAGAACACAACAACTGCTGGACAATCTATTCCAGCGTGCTCTTGAGGGGGATAACAATTCGGCTAAACTGTATCTTCAGGCTACTGGTCGTTTGGCTCCTGTTCAATTTCAGGTTGAGCATAGCGGCAAAGCGAGTGAGTTGTCTGATACGGAGTTGGCTGAGTTGATTGCCGCTGGGGCGGCTTCTGAGCAGCGTTTCCGTTTGGAAACTAAAACAGTGAAGGTTAATGATGGCGACAACTAATGATGCGATGTATATTGCCCTGAAGGCAATGTATCCTACGGCTGGTGATACTTTGGGTGATTTGTTGTATGCTCATTGGTCGGCGGTTGGTTTGGGTTTCCGTGGTGCTTTGCAGTTTGACTACTATGTGGCTCAGGGTGCTGTTGGTACTACTTGGGGTGACTTGGCAAACTCATTTTGGTCTGACCCAGATTTTGTTGTTTCCAACTTGGAGTTGGAATCAGGGAACGACTTGCTATTAGAGGACGGGTCGTTTTTGTTGTTGGAAGTAGGTAATGGATAGTGGCTGACCTTAAAATTTCTCAGTTGACAGCGTTGACAGCAATTGATGTTGCTGGTTCTGATGTTTTGCCTATTGTTGATACTAGTGCTACTACGACCAAGAAGGTTTCGGCTGCTGATGTTGCCGAGTATGTTTCTACTAGTTCTGCTATAACCAACTTGGTTAGTCCGAAGGCTGATTTAGCCAGTCCTACTTTTACTGGTATTCCAGCAGCACCTACGGCTGCGGCTGGGACAACTACTACCCAGATTGCTACTACAGCGTTTGTTATGAACTCGTCAGATGATGACCAGTTTGTGTTGTCGGCAGCAATTTTTACCTCTTAGGGAACAAAGGAATATAGTATATGGCAACTTTTAGTAAATCAATTCTTAGCGGTTCAACCGATGGTCGTGGCATTTTGGTTACTGCTACAGCCAGCGCAGGAACTGTTATTCATACTGGTTCTAGTACGGCAACAACTTTGGACGAAATCTGGTTGTATGCAGTGAACTATGATACTGTTGACCGTAAGTTGACCGTTCAGTGGGGTGGAACTACTGCTGGTTCTGATGATATTGAGTACACGGTTAAGGCTGAGAACGGTTTGTATTTGATTGCCGCTGGATTGCTCATCAAGGGTAATGCTACTCCTCTGGTTGTTCGTGCGTTTGCTGCAACTGGTACCGCAATTGTCGTTCACGGGTATGTTAATCGCATAACAGCGTAAGGTCATCTTAGATGCCTACTTTTAGTAAAGTTACAGCAGGTGGTAAAGCCGTTAGCGGTGGTGCCCTTAGCCCTAGGGGTCGCCGTGGTAGCACTGGTCAGGTTGCTGACTATTGGTCGGGCGGCGGTGCTTTGCCCCAAACAACATCTGTTGAATATATAATTGTTGGTGGAGGTGGTGGAGCACCAGCCTATGGATGTGGTGCTGTCGCTGGTGGTGGTGGTGCTGGTGGAACATACACCGCAAGTTCGGCTGTTGTCGCTGGGGCAACATACACATTTAGCGTTGCTGGTGCTGGTGGCGGTTCATCAATAACTGGAACTGGCTGGACTGGAAGAACAAGTGTTGGCGGCGGTGGTGGCGGTGGTTATTGCAACGGGGTTGGTGGGGACGCTGGTGCAGGCTCTGGTGGCGGCGGTTCTTGTGATGGTGGTGGTAGTTGCGGAAACCGTGGAGAAGCATTTGATTTGGCAGTAGGAAACCCAGGTCAGCATGGTTGTGGATGTATTCGTGGTTGCTGTGGTGGTTGTTCAAACTCCTACTCGGGTTCTGGTGGCAGCGCACCAAAAACCTTCTCGGGTGTAACATACGGTTATGGTGGTGGAGGTCGTGGGGTTTGTGACGGTTCTATTGGTTCTGCTGGTGGAGCAAACACTGGAAACGGTGGTCAATCCAATAACTCTGGTGGTGGTTCAGGAATTTGCGCTATTAGATATTTAGCAACTTTTGCGTTGGCATCTGCGACAACTGGAAGCCCATCATATTCTCTTGAGGGTGGATATCATGTATATCGTTTTACTGGAACTGGAACATTGACAATTTAATATGGCACATTTTGCAAAACTAGATGAAAACAATAATGTTGTAGATGTTGTTGTTGTAAAAAATAATGTTCTTTGGGATAAAAACGAAGTTGAGCAAGAACAATTGGGTAAAGATTTTTTAACTAATCTTTTTCCAAATACAGTTTGGGTTCAGGCATCATATAATGGTTCATTCAGGAAACAATATCCTTTGGCTGGTTCAACATATGACCCGATTAAAGATATTTTTATTATTCCACAACCATTCCCATCTTGGTCTTTAGATGAAAACAATGATTGGTCTGCACCAATTCCAAAGCCAACAGATTCAGATAAATATGATTGGCACGAGGAATCACAATCTTGGATTTCAAGTGATGCGTTTCACAACCTAGTAAATGGCGAACCTCAAGACGAATTTATAGATTAACGATGGAAGCAAATACTCCAAAGGAACGGTTTGCTATTTGTCAGGATTGTGACCATTTGTTTAAGCCAACAAATACCTGCAAAAAATGTGGTTGCTTTATGAAAGTTAAAGTTAAATTGCGTAAAGCAGAATGCCCAATAGGGCTTTGGTCAAAAATACCCAGCAAGGGAACAACTGGCGTATAATATGGAAAAGATTAAAGGATTCATTCACAACAACCCTGTCCGTGCGGCAGCGTTTGTTTCTGCTGCGGTAGCGTTGTTTGCCCCAGCATTATCGGATTCCGTTCCAACGGAATCCGTCATAGCGTTTGTTTTGTCTGCTATTGGTTTGGGTGAGTTTGCTCAACGAGCAGAAAACCGTAAAACTGATGAAGCACTGTTTAGTGACATTCCTAGCGAGGACGAATAGTTTTGAAATATACTGGCACATCCGATGGGATAGCCAAAGGTAAACGCAAAGGTACTGAAGCCTTTGTGAAACATGTCTCACTACTGTCTAAAGGTAATTTGTGGAATAATGGGACTTGGGGTGTTCGCCCAATTAAGGGAAAACCACAATATCTTAGTGTTCATTCTACTGGTCGGGCTATGGACCTTAGTTGGCGTGGCAAGTCCCGTGTAGAAGCAAACAAGGTTATTGAGATGATTGTTGCTAATGCTGATGCATTGGGTGTTGAAATGGTATTAGATTATTTCCCCAAGCCTTATGGTCGGGGTTATAAGTGTACTCGTAAAGGTTGGTCTAAATACACTAAGGCAACTGTTAGTGGTGCTCCTAATGGTGACTGGTATCACCTAGAATTAAGTCCAGAATTTGCAGATGACCCTAAAAAGGTCCATGAGGCTTTTAAGGCTTTGTTTAAGTAATATCCCCGATTGATGACTGTGGTCATCTAGGATGGTTTTATGAAGAAAATAATTATGATGGCTATTGCCATATCTTTGTTGGCTTCGCCAACTGTTGTCCTTGCTAAACAGTATCCGACCCTTAAATGTAGGAACCAATATCATATTATAGAAATGGTTTCTGATAGCAGGGACATGATGTATGAGGTGGATTATATTATGTGGCGTGAATCCCGATGCAACGCATCGGTAATTAACCGTGATGACCCCAATGGTGGGTCCATTGGATTGTTTCAAATAAACAAGTTTTGGTGCAAACCAAATCGTTACAGTGAGCAAGGTTTTCTTCAGGAAGCCAATGTGTTAACAAAATGTTCCGAATTATATAATCCCGTCACTAGTGCTAAGGCTATGATGGCTATATATGATTATGCAGATAACCGCTACGGTGATGGATGGGGTCCTTGGGGTGGTACGCCGAAATGGAATTAAGAGAACTATTAAACGAACAAGAGTTCCGTAAATGTCGTGGACCTGAAGGTGCTACGAATGAAGAATTGTTGGAGGCGTTTTCATATTTTTGTAGCAATTTTTGGTATATTAAACATCCTGAAAAGGGTAGAACAAAGTTTGAGTTGCGTGAAGCACAGTTGGAAACTGTTTCGGTTTGGTTGGAGGAACGCTATAGTATTGTTTTGAAAGCCCGCCAGATTGGGTTTTCTACTTTGGTTTCTGCTTACGCTTTTTGGTTAGCGTTTTTTTGGCAGGACCGTTTTATTGTTATGTTGTCACGCACGGAGCGTGAGTCGGTCAAGTTGTTGGCTAAAGCCAAATACGGTTACCGTTTTATGCCTCAATGGATGAAGGAGCGTGGACCGTCACAAACAACTGAACATCAACTCAAAATGGTATTCAGTAACGAGTCCAGTATAGAGTCGTTACCTTCTAGTAATGACCCTGCTCGTGGTGAGTCGGTG